CGCGCCGGTGCCTGCGAACGCTACGGCAGGGAACTTCGCCCGCACTAGCGTACCCAAGCCCCGCGACAATAGGCCGGGCTGTTGCGACCGCAAGATGTTGCCTGCCCGCGGTTCGCCGCGAGTGCCGAGCTGCGCCATCCTGTTCAGCGTTTCCAATTCGTCCGCCGACGTTTTCATCGCCAAGTACCGCGCAGGATCGGCCAGCGCCATACCGCCGATGTCGTACTGCTTCGTACCTTTACCCATGATGTCTTCGACTATCTTAGGGCGTTCGCCGCGCATGAGCGCCGTAAACTCGTCTGGCGACTCCTTGGCTAGTTGTGCGCCTTTCGCTGCAACTTCTTGACGGTTAATAACCTCGAAGCCCTGACGCGTGCGGGTCAGATAATCCTTAAAGCCTACGCCGCCAGCGCCTTCAATAGCGTCGTCGATCATGGGGCGGATGTCGCCCATCAGTTTTGCCGCGCCTTCTTTGACGCCGGACGGCGGCATATTGCGTCCGCTCAACAGTACGTTAACAATGTCGCCCAATTCAGATTTGCGGAACTGATACAGGTCGCGCGCGTCAATCACGCCGTTAGCGTCGGCCAATGCGTCAAGCTGGTTGGCTGCCGTAACCAATGCACGGCGCTGTAGCTTAGATGCGCGTGTGCCGGGGGCCGACGCCATAGCGCGAATGGACTGCGTGATCGGTGCAACCGTCAACGGCTGCATACCTTCGGCGGCTAGGTCGGCCACAACATCTTCCATGTCGCGTGCGGTTTCGCGCAAACCAATCTGCGCTGCCATAGCTTTGTCGGCGCGTTCGCCAGCCGCGCCTGCTATACCGCGTGTCTGCTGTATGCGTTCCATGTCAGGGAATAGCGCAGGCTTGCCGCCCATGATGGCGGCCTGTTCACCAGCGCGCTCTTCCAAACCGCGCATACGGGGAACGAAGCCAGACGCGGTGATTTCATCTGCACGTTGACGGGCTGCTGCTGCCAAGGCTTCTGCTTCAGGAACGACGCGACCGGCGACGTTAGCACGTGCCAATGCCGCGTCGCGCGTAGGGCCAGTGGCTTCGGTGACGGCACGGCGGCCTGTCTCTGCTGCCGACCGTTGCATCGTCGCTGTTTCGCCGCCAGCGGCTTCAGCCAATCTTGCAGAACGTGCCGCTTCTTGCTGCGCCAATATACGTGCTGGAGCGTCAGGGTCCATTTGACTAGCGGCGATATTTCCTAAACCAAAGAAGGGACTAGGCTCAACGCCGGCTTCGACTAAGACTTGCTGCGCCAGACGCTGATCGTCAGGCGACAACGCACGGAAAGCCGCTGCGGCTTCTTCCACGTTTTCTCCCAGCGCCTCGCGGATGATTTGTCCGGCTTTGACTTTGGATAGGCGGGTAAGGTCTACGGCCTTTCCGCCGATGCGGCCAAGGATAGAACCGACCACAGGTAATCCTGCGCCGAAAGCTGCGCCTTGCGAAACGTCTTGACCAGTTAGACCGGCGCCAGCGCCACCGGCGATAGCGCCGCCGACCATACGCTCCGCGAGTTGACCAACGCGCTGGCCTTTTGTCAGCGCCGCTGTCTGTGCAGCCGTGCGTCCTGAACCAATACCGCCGGTGCGCGCCGCGGCGCCGACGCGCTGAACGACGCGGCCTAGACGCGGGGCAACCGTGCCAAGCGCCTTACCACCAGCTTGAATTGCGCCGCCGCCAGCAGCGATCAGTGGCGCTGTCGCAATGATTTCACCTGCAATCTTACCGCCGGTAAAGTAGTTAGGCCGGTCTTGCTGCGCCCTTGCGCCTTGCCGCGCTAACTGGTTTCTAGTTTGGGTAGACTTCTGCGGGCCTATGTAGCTTAACGGATTAAGATAATCTAACGCCTCTGCAATCGGCTGCATACCGCGTTCAATCCCGGACACAACCGACTCTAGTCGGCCAGCTTTCGGGGCCTGCTTAGTTGGTTTCGCTGTACGCGTGCGCTTAATCTCCGCCGCAATCTCGCGGGCCGCAGCTTCATCGCCAGCAGCATCTGCTTTCATCAAAGCGGCTTCTAGTTGCGCGACAGTTGCCATATATTATAGTCCGTATTTTGCGCGGGTTTCCGCTGAAAGCGTGCTGGTCGGCGTTCTGCGCCGGCCTTGTGCGGGCGCAGAACGCGGCGCGCCGTACAGTTCTTCTAGTGTATTAAGAGTGGTGCGCGCCGCTTCAATTCCCTGCGTAGGATCAGTCAACGCATCCAATGTCAACTGAAGTTCTACGTTTGAGTTCATCTCTTGCGCGGACATACCTGTCGCGTTTTTAATGGCGGTCGCCAACAACTTACGGGAGTTGATAATTTCGGACAAGTATTTTGATGACTTTGTGCCAACCATCTTTTGGGCTTCGCGCCCAAGAGTTGAAGACGCAAAATAGTCCATTGCATTTGCAAACCCACCGCGGCTTTCTGAAGGGATAGCTTCAGCTTTATCCAGCGCCTCATAAGCTGCGCGAACTTTTTTAATCAATGTGCTTACTTGTTTACGCCCCGGCAATTTTTCCGCAGTCTTCTTGGCGGTTTCAGCTTCCGCGTTTGCGGCAGCAACAGCGCGGGCTTTAGCGGCTGCTTCTGCGGGCGACTCGCGCCCAGCAAGACCTTCCGCGCGGACGCGTTCAATAGGCACTTGCGATGATCCGGGGAGCGGTGACACATTTGGATCACGCCGTTGAACTGGTTGATACTGCGCCAGCGTCTGCTCCATTGGCGCCCCGCCGCGCAGACCAGCGGTTTGCGATTGCATCGGCTCACCGCGGTATACGGCAAACTGCGACTCAGGGGTCTGACCATCATACGTCATTGGTGTAGTCTGAAAGTCAGCCGCAGCACCGCGCATTTGATTGTCGGTAACGCCGGGGGCATCTGGCACTACTTGGATATTGTTTTCTGTCAGCCAAGCCATAAGTTTAGGGCGGCTGCCGGGCGCCGCTACAGACATCAATTTGTCTACATCTCTTTGGGCCATTACGCCCGTTTCCCGCGCAGACGCAATTACCAAGCCAAGAGAGTTGACGTTCTCAGCGGCAGTGTTTGCTGGCGGTGCATCTGACGCAAATGGGTTAGTTTGCGGTGCTGTTGGTGTCGCGGTGGGTGCAGGAGCACCCGCAGCCGGTATCGGCGTTGTGCTAGGTCTACGACCCGTAACAACTTGTATAGGTGTACCTTCTGGCACAGGCCGTCCTTGGGCGTCCACGCCGCCTTTAGCGGCGTATTCAATAGCAGATTTAGCGTTGGGATACGTCTGAGCAACTATCTCACTGGCTTTTGACATTAATTGCGCTGTGTATTCAGGTGTCCACTCAGATGCTGGGAGTATGTAGTTATTCCATGAAGGGATTTTAGCTACGATATCCGCACGCAAGGCTTCAGCGCCCGCGACGTCACCTTCCTTTAGTTTCGCTACGTCTTGCCTAAATTGTTCCGTTGCCAAACCTACATATTCTAGCTCTGCTTTTTTCTGCGCGGAAGCCTGCGTTTGCACCGCCCGCCCTTCAGCTGCTTCCGCATAATCCATTTCCTGACGTGTGCGCGCGCCCTGAAGCTGCGATGCCTCTGCCTGCCGCGCCATGTTCACCATGTTCGCCAACCGTGCCGTGCGCTGCTGGGGGTCAGAAATCTGCGGGTTGCGCGCTTGAAGGGCTATCATTTGATTTGCCATGTTTTATCTTTCGAAATCAAAAATGTCAGTTAGAAAATGCCGGGGGTTTTTTTGAACATACTATTGATAGAGTTGTTTATGCCGCCCGCTGAACCGCGATTGAGATAACCCATCAAAGCATTCTGCTCAGGTAAGCCAGAAGCTATGCCGCCGATCTGACCCAGTGCGTTTGACAGTGCGTTAGATGACCCAATGTAGCCAGACGCGCGGGCTTGACCGGCGTTATAGATGTTCGACGCTTCGTTCTGGCCCATCTGTCCAGCAGCGCCCGTAACCACGTTGGCTGCCGACTGACCGGAACCCATCAGCGATTGCAGCGGGTTCAGCTTGGCTGCGCGCTCTGTCTGGTAACGGTTAAATGCGTTCTGATATTCTTGGCTTGCCAAGTCCTGTCCGAAACGCTGCACACCCTTCATGGTAGAGCCAGACAGCAGATTGCCGCGGGCTGCTGCCGACCGCTCTAGCGCCTTCATGCCTTCCGATTGACGGAACGCATAACCGGGGTCTTGCTGGAACTGTTCAGTACCAAATGCTTTACCAAGGCTACCGTAGCCAGCGGCGGTCTTGTCGCCGCCGATGCCCAGCAACTGCATAATCTCTTGCTGTGCAGTTAGGCCACCTTGGCGAAATGGCTCTTGCAAAGCCTTTTGTTCTTCGAACATACGCTGCTGTGCAGCGGTCGCGTCTTTAGCAGCCTGTTCTTGCGTCCTAGCGGCTTTTTTAGCAGCACTACTAGCCATCGCCCCGCCGGCTAGTGAGGCGGCAGCGGACACACCTGCGGCGATTGCTAGACCCGTGGTAATTGCCATCAGTTTAATCCCTTTACAAACGTGCGTTCCGTAGGTGTATACCCTAAACGCCCGTACAGTTTTACCATAGTCTCAACGCGGTCGTTGTCTAGCGCGACCATAAACATAGCTGCCGCTTGCTTACTCATACCCCATTTTTCTATTTCTTGAAACAGCAATTTTGATGCTGTCCCACCGCGCGCGTCTGGCTTAATATACCACCACAACTCCTGCGCCACTAGCTTTGCAGGGTTGAAGTACATAGGGTACGCAATCGCCGCGGTAATGCCGATCAGTTCGCCTGCATCTTCCGCCACCAAAACAACCATGTCTTCATTCTCTAGCGCGCCTTCAACAAACGCAGCAGTGCATTCGCGGTCAAACGGAATCAGATGATTGACAGGTGTTGTCGCCACAAACGCTGCCGCCAAGTCCATGTAGCATGGTATATCTTCGACGGTAGCGGGGCGGACTGTTACAGACATTAGCTAACCAGACGACCTGACGCGCGGATGTTGACCGCAGATGCCGTACCAGCGATGGTGCTGATGAAGCCATTGTTCGGCAGCACATGGCCGACCAGTTCAGGAAACGTATATGTCTCAGAGGGCTGGAGCGTTTTGGTCTTGACAATCAAGTTGTCGTTAGTCGCAGAGCCAGCAGCCGTAATCAGGTTGACGCTGATCGTTGCGGCGGTCGCGCTGTAGTTAGTCGCAGTAAACTTGTCGATGATCGTCTGCACGCCGTTTGACGTGTACTGCGTTGTTTGAGCGTTCTCCGCTGTCTTGGCGGGGATGATGTTACTGATAGTTACGGCCATTAGGCTATCCTTTGCATAGTAAGGCATGAGCCAATCTGTAACGTGACGGCTGATGCGTTGACTTCAGATGCGAACTGTACCTGAAAATTGCCTGGAGTGGCACCACAAGTTACGATACCCGAAATGCGGGCGGTGTGGTTGCTGTTTGTTGCGGTGACACCTGTGCCAAGGACGTTGCCGGTGACGGTCGCGTTGGCGCTGGGGAATATCGTCCGCAACTGTGTCGCGGCGGCGGTCGATGTAATAGGCACTACAATCTGAAGTTGGCAGGATGAACCAGCAGGCGTTGTATAACCTAAGTTAAGACCGGTCGTGGTGGCTGCGCTTTGGAACGTGACAAAGCAATCTACGCGGTAGACGGCGTTGGCGACCATCGCCTCGACAAGCTGCGTGACGTTGGCGAGCGCGGTAGCTGTTGATTGCTGCGTCGATGTCAGCTTATCAACGGTGGCTGCCCAAAAACCGGTGACAGTGCCGGACACCGTAAGGTCGCCGCTGCCAAGGATTGTCGTGCCGTTGATCGTCTTGATGTTGCTGGCGCTGACCAGTGCGGCCTGCTTACCATTAAAGGTTGTCCAATCCGCCGCCGACAGCACACCGCGGTTAGCGGCAGATGCAGTGGGGACGTTTAATGTTATAACAGGTGTTGCTGTGTTGGTCGCTACGGTGGACGACAAGTCGGTGCCTGTCGTGCCAAGCGTCAGCGCCGCAACGCTGGTTACCGTGCCGGTGTTGGATGTATAGCTGTTCGGGTTCGTTGCGTTGTACGGCGTAAACCCTAGCGCGCCGGTCACGTCTGTATTTGCCAGCGTGACTGTACCAGTACGGGTGTTAAACGTCGTAACTCCGCCGCTGCTATTGCCAGAACTAGGAGGGAAAGTGGTGATTGGCATTATATTGCCTCACCACCACCAACGTTTATGGTGACGCCAAGACCGGAGCCTTGCACCTGTATAGTGTCGCCAGCGTTCATGATCTGCACGCCTGTCCATTGCAGCGTCGTGTTGGCGGCTATAGAGATACCGTAAAAAAGCGCGTTACCCGTGCCAGCCGCACCGCCAGAAGGGACCAAATGCACGTTGACCGTCAAAGCCCCTGCGGTTGTGTTGCACAAGTCTATGTCTTTAACCATAGCGCGCGTTAAAGCAGGGACAGTATATACTGTGGTCGTACCGGCGGTAACCGCGGCTTGGGCTAGTTTTACCGGTGTTATTTGTTGAAACGCCATATTATAAACCTAACCATGTAAGCACTTGCAAGGATGCCACAGCACTTGCTGTATCGACATACTCGGTACGGGGTTCCGTAAGAACGGTATTCTGAAAGTCGTAAAGCTGTTTTTCAACCCCAACCGCAAAAGAACTCGCGTCTGGTTCGCTTTCTGTCGTCTGCGCCAGCGTCTCCAGCATAGCATCGTAGTTAGCCAACAGCGACGCTGTGTCTGGCTGCGTCTCTGTCGTCTGCGTCAGCGTCTCCAGCATGGAATCGTAGGTTGCTAACAGCGACGCTGTGTCTGGCGCTAACTCAACTTCGCTCTGGTTGCTTTCCGTAGCGTTCAGCAGCGATAGGAAAAACCGATACCACTCACGGCTAATAGCGCCTGACCGCGGGTCGATCAGATCGACACGCGGCGGCGTTAACTGTGTGGGGTTGATCGGCGCTAGTGCCATCAGGCGTTCGTCCCGCTCAGTAGCAGTTCAGCACCCATGACGTAAATCCGTACAGGGTCTGTGCCTGACACTTCGTAGACGCGGTCGCGTATCTTCATCGTCGCACCAAGGCGGCGCCAGATGGTACGCTTGCCAAACTTACCGATAGCCCCCATCGACTTCCAGTGTTCGCTCGACCATGTATGGCCGCCGTCGTCCGACCAACGCAGCATGACTTGCGGGTCGCTGCCTTGGCCGGTGTTCAGGCCCACGCCTGTCTCGCAGTCAAGCTGCATGGAGTGCTGGATAGTACGCGCTAGGTTGTTAGCGCCTGTCGGCAGCGCGCGCCACGACCGCAGCCATTTCTGCGGTTGGCCGTCGTCAGCGTACACGTTCAGGTCAAACTCGTAAATCTTGCCGTTCTGGTAGTCGCCAACGACGGTGGTGTTGTTGAAGAACATCTGGCTGCTGGCGCGGTGACGGTTAAACTCGCCTGCGGCGAACGACGCGCGCTCATGCCATGCGCCAGTGGCGACATCATACACCCATGTGGTGTCGGCAGTAGGGAAGTTCAGAACGTAGAAGCTGTGGCCGTCCTGCTGGTACGTGTAGCCGGTCGCGTCTGAGATGTCGGCATACTCTTGCATCTGCCATTCGATAGCGTGCGTAGATACGCGCTGGCCGATGTAGCCAGCGGCCTTGTAGACGATCCCCTGACCGCGTGCGTCCTTACCCAGCCAGTAGACTTGGTTGTCCATCTTGGCAATGCTGTACGGGGCAGCGCACCCTAGTTCGTTGAACGCACCTTGGATACGCGCCAGCGGAAAGTCGAGCAGCCCTGCGTCATACCAAACTTCGGTTGAGTTGGTGCCAAACACCCACACTTCGCGGTGGTCCACAAAGATAGCCGCGACGTTGTCTGGATTGCCTTCGGCGCTGGAGAACTCCAGTGGGTCAACAGACAAGCCGTCAAGCAACTGCGTAACCCAAATCTTCTGCGTACCCGGCTCGTTGAACGTAAAATAGCCGTCGATGTAACCGACCGTGCCTGCGCCGGGGAAGTCAGGGTCGGTGATCTGCTGGAACACGTCAGTGTTGGCGTTGTAGATGTAACCTAACGGGTTAGCTGCAATGAATAGCTGCGTGCCGTTGTCAGCCATACTGACAGGGCCAGAGCCGCCCACAGTGCCTTTAGCGGTCGCGGTCCAGCTACTGTCGATCTGGTACAGCGTTGGGCCAGAGACGACGTAGCCGTAGTCGCCATAGGTCCACATGCCGCGGATAGGACCAATGCCGACAGTCGCCAAACGGGTCAGCCCCGGCGCGCGCTGAAGGAACGCTGGTTCCTTGCCGCCTTCAGGGACAATCTCAGGGAAGAGGTTAACCATTCGGTTGTCGGCGGCGTTGACGCTTCTAGCGACATACGCCGACCCAAGGATCGGCGTCTTCATTAGTAGTTGCCTGCGTAGATGTTGAACCGCTGACGTGAAGCGATGAGGCTGTACGGTATCGACATGATGTCGTCAGGGTTGTTGATGCGCTTGATGTTACGCTTCGACGCCATCGCCAGACG